AGGCGATAGAGCTTCGTTGAGCTGCTCTATTGATACGTTGTCCCGCTGTGCGCCCTCGGCTATAGACTTGTTAATTCCGTTGAAAGTCTCACGTAACTCTTCATTGGTAAGTCCTTCTTTGAAGAACTCCTCCCTCATATAGTTTGTAAACCCAGCCCACTTGTCAACAGAGTCACTCACATCATTGACGGCGGCCCAGTCGTCAATATTCAATAATTCAGGCATGTTGTTTTAGCGGTTCGGGTTGATCGCTTGCTGGATCTGGGATATATTTTGCTGACCTTTCGTAGTTAGTCTAGACGAATCTCCCCTATAGAACTGGCTCCTCATAGCTTCAATAATTTTTTCCATGTCATTTAGGAGGATGATGGAGCGTTCTCTCGGATAAAGCTTTTCAGCTTCGGGTCGGCTCATCTCTGTCCCAGATAACTTGATGAAGTTAGAAATCGCTTTCCTGTAGTCTTCGGGCTTTAGAACGGAAAAACCTTCTTCATCATTGTCATCAGCATACTCGGTAGTATATTCGACTGCGTCGATATCCTTTAGGATATCTTCGGCTTCTTTGACTTCAAACTCTGAGCGTCCGAATTCAGCTTTCCTCTTGTCTTCCTCTGCCTTCTTCTCTGCTTCGGCAGCGGCTTTTTCTGTTTTTATACCGGAGAGAAACTGAGATACCTCTTGAGGACTTACGAATCCTTCGAGGATATCGCGGTGAACGGCTTCATCGTAAGCTCCCGTATTGAAAGTAGACTGGTAATAGGAGTTCGCGACGCTATTCCTGAACGCTTGTTCTTTTTGTTTCTCCTTAGCCTGCACAGCCATATTGTTCTGGAGTAACTTATCTTGGAAATTGAATAGGGAGGAGATCGTAGGGCTGCTATTGATAAGACCAATGTTGCTCATCGCGAAATCAGTAAAGGCCTCACGTTTTTCTTGTGGGTCTACGTCACTTGTTCGGATCTCGCGAAGTCTATCTTCGATCATTGGGATTGCGTTCGATGCTTCCCGCTCCCTACGCAGCTTGTCTCTCTGCTGCCTAAACGCTAGCTTTTGCTGTTTGTAGGCTAGTTCATCCCTCTGCATCTTCATGGTCTGCTCGCGCATAGGCATCAGGACTTCCTGACGATACTTCATCGCTTGGTCAAAAGCCTGTTCACCAACAAGCATCGGGAAATACTGCTGGCGGAGAGGTGCGATGTCTTGGTTGAAGTCGATCATACCGAATTAAATTCTTTGTCCTTCTCGTTTAGTTGACCCAAACTTTTTGGGGTTACGCGACTTTTCGAGTGGGGATACATACGCCACTGGAGTCTCAATATTAGGTTGATTGTTCGCTGCTGGAAGTAGATTTCCAGCAGCGAGTTTATCTTGCTTACTTGCTTCCCTACCAGCGGCCCTTTTTTGTAGCATCCGCTGACCTCTGAGGGCTTGTGTATCGATAGAGGGTTTATTCATGTGAGCTAACTCCCCCGCCGCCGCCATATTTTGTGCGGCGTCACCGTAACCTTGGCGGCGGAGACGGCGTGCGGCACGACGGAACTTGCCACTGGCAGGGCCAATGGAGCGAGCAGGCTGGCGTAGTGCGGACCCACTACCCAATTCGTAGTTAGGATCTTGCATGGCGGTTAAAGTGCCGAGTCCAGTTCCGTATTGGCGTTGGAACATGACGTTCTGGGCGGCTTCCTCTTTAGACTCAGTGGGGGCAGAGGTTGCGGATGCTGTGGGGTCTGGTGCTGGTTGGTCAAACAATCCTGTTCCGGTCTTAGCCTTCTTAAAAGAAAAAGGGGAACCACGCTCACGGATTCTATTCCCTTCTAAGAACGTATCAAACTGAGATTCAGAAACTCCAGCCTCTGTTGCTCTTTGGCGGGCGTCTTTAAGTAAGTCTCCAGTCAAAGCACCCCGCTTCGATAAGTCTTTAAGACCGGAGGCGATGCCTCGACGATCTGCTAAGACTTGATCTTGAGCTTTGTCTTGAGAATCCATCTGTGCAAAAGCTGCATCTAACGCAATATCAGCTTTGTCCGGCGAAAGACCTTCGCGCTCTTCTTCCTCTTTCGGTTTCGGTTTAGCTGTATTTTTGTCAGCTCTTTTGATTAAGTCTTTTCTTATTTGACCTTCAGCCATGGTTACCAGAGATGTTTGCAAGCCCAATAACGGGCCGTTGTTTTGTCCTTTGCTGTTTTGCAGTTGTGTCTGGCCCTGAAATTAGCCCGACGCTTTGGATTCTTGTGTTTCGTGAAATCGCTGTAATCACGATGCCCATACGAAACCTTCTTGATCTTGTCGCCCTCTTTCCCTAAGACCACGAACTTCTTCTTCGAGCCTTTGGGCGCACGTTTCGGTTTATTGAAACCCGCAAAAGTCTCGCCGTGGTATTGGATACGGCCAGACGGGAGCCTCTTGAAGCGTTTGTTTGCCACGGCGTAAAATTACCAGAATACGGTGCAACTGTCAACGGAGAGGAAATGAGGCGTGTTCTAGTATCCTTTCGAGACCCAGAAAAAAAACTTTTCCCTAGCTCCTCTAGTATTATAGTTATTTCACTAAAATACTAGTTATATTAGGAAGAGTTTTTTTTCCCGATACCGAAAGAATACTAGTCTCAACTCAATAGGCTCGCGTCAGGATTGTTGAGCGCACCGCTCAGACTTTTAATCGTAACCTGTTTCCTGAACCCCGAACCATTTTCCTCTTTTGGCGGGTCCACTGCAACCAGACCCATACGCTGTCGAGCGCAGTCGAGAGCCAGAAACGCGGCATCAGCCAAGTCAGGTGATCGACCGAACCGACTCTTGAACTCCTGCTTTGATTCGATCTTCACCTTCAGTGATCCGGTTTTCACCATATCGTAGTTCCGAGCGCACATCTCTTGAGCGAGGTCTGACGAGATCCCGTAGATTTGTTTTGTCCGAATCAGCTCTTTACCGACGAACCACAGCTCACTGACCCGATTGGTGTAGAGTTCTTCGCCAGTCAGTTGGCTGTTCATGCTAACACGCTTGTCTGATGGCTTGCCCCCAAAAGTCACCCGCATGAAGGATGACTCCCATTCGCCAGCCAGCACGTCACAGAACGGCGCACCTGCTCCGGTCGAGTCGAGCGCTACGTTATCTGCGGTGATCCCGCGCCTCTTGCAGTGGTCGATAATCTGGTGGACGATCTGGTAGGTTCGCGGAACCGCCTTGTTCGTCGCGTCATCGTTCAGGTGAATCGCCTCGCCGAGTTTGCAGACATACTGACCGTTACGGGCGTAGCCTACCTCAGCGGTGAACATAATCGTCCGGTCGCCTCCGTTGGTGAAGGCCGGATCGATGCCAGCCACCGTAGTTGGCTTCTCGGCCCAATCGACATCCCCCATTGACCCACTATTCGCCAGCTCCGCTTCTGAGTAGATTCCGGTGGTCTCGTCACTGTCGAAGAACACAGCGCGAACCATTCGCATGTAGCCTCTGGACTCCGGCCCCAAAAGCATCCGGTCCTCCTCCAGCTTGGCGGCGGTCGGGAGCCACGGATACTTCTCTTCGCCCAACACGATATTCGGACTCCGCTCGCCATCTAATCTTAAATAACTACCACCCCATTTGGTATTCCAACTATCATCGATTTGGGGGTCTACCGAGTCCCACCCTCTTTTAGGTTCTGACCACACGCCGAAAGCGTCGAATCGGCTATTCGGGTTGGACATCCCGATCATCTGGAAGAACGGGTTTTTCGACAAGTTAGAAAGACCTGCATTTAGGATAGCTTCAGAAAGTTCTGAAAGTTCATCACCAATCAGGATAACACGCTTCTGCTTGATACCGATGAACTTACCGATTGCCTCCCTCGTTTTTGATTTCTCAGCCGCAATCAAAGAAATACCAGCACGTTCGATCAATGTCCCTTTTGCGTTGACGTAGGCTGCGTTTCCGATTGAATCCCGAATCTTGATTGGCGCACCATCGATCACTGAGAGGAGTGACATGACTGAACCCCAAATCCTTTTTCGTGCTTCCCGTAGCGTCGTAGAGGTCATCAGGACCAATGTGTCAGCAGGCTGCGATAACCACTGTAATATCCCCCAAGCAGCCATTGTATGTGATTTACCGGACGAAGCAGAACCACCAATCGCCAGATACTTATTATTCAAAGCCGCCCGAACCATCTGCTCGGCCCAAGGATGCCGGACCATCATTGGTTCCGGAAGATCGTCCCGATTCCAGAGTTCATCACAGAGCCGCCAGAAATAATACTCCCGCGCAATGACTTTAGGGTGGTGTGCAAAACCATATAGCAATGCGGTGATGAGACTGGTTGGTGGGATAGAAAGCCCGCCTACATCCATCATCTTTGAGATGGGGTGGATTCGAGGTTCGAGAATTTTCTTGCCGCCCTCAGATTTTTTAGGCATATTCATTATAAATAATATCAATGGAACCCGAAGACAAGGCTTTGTTTGAAGAGCAACTAAAGCTGAACCCCAACCTTGAGGAAGCCTACAACCTTGCCGTCAAAGGGTGGTCTAATTCAGCTATAGCGGAACACTTCGGTGTTCACTACAATACAGTCCGTAAATGGTTTAAATTAGCCTCTTTCCCGCCGAGGCCCAGAGGGCTTGTTAAGAACACGCCCAAAGACGACCTTAAAAGGATTCACCAAAAGGAGAACGAAGAAGACGGAGAAGATTCCATTTACGACATCCTTGAACCAATGTCGGATGCCGCCGTCAGGGATCTCAAGAAACAGGCTTCTGAAGAAGAGGACGCTACCCTCGCCGAGATCGCTTCAGCCCAATCAACCGCCGCCGATAAATACCAGCACTATATCGCTGCCGCAGGAATCAAGCTACTGCGGGACTCCCTGAAGACGATCAAGGGTCCTAGGACCGTGAAAGAACTTTCGGACCTCGACCAACTTATCCGCCGTAATATGGGCTTGAATGAAAAAGGAGCTGGTGGTAATGGCGGTAAGATGCAGATCGACATCTCTATCCTCAATAACAGTATGGCAGATAAAGGTAAAGGATCGCTCAGGGCGATGAAGAGCAATACCATTGACGCGGACGTTGTGCCTCATAAAACTCCCAAGACCAAGAAAAAGTAATGTTTAAGAACCGACAGCCAGAAATGAACCCTCAATTCATCACGCGAGTGGATGACGGTGCAGACTTCCGTTTTCCGGTCGATAAGGCTGACGGCCTTTGGTATCGGGTGATCCCAGAAACCGCCAAAGAAGTTTTTTACTTGCAGGCGTTGCCAAAAGGGATCAGAGTCCTCGTCCCTGCCGACGGCGATGGCCTTCTGGTTAGGGGAGACTCAATACCAATGAAATAATGAATAACAAAAAGCTTTGTGTCTCAAATATGGCCGAAAATGAACGACAAGCGAAGATGGTTGACTTGCCATCTCTTGTTCGTCCTTGGGATTGGATCGAGGAGAACCAAACGAAAGCCCTACGCATGGTGGGAATCAGCTTCCGAGCGCAAGATGAAGCCGAAGACCTGCGAGTGCATGTAGTGGCCGAAGATCCTCGATACCCTACGATGTGCGTGAACGGCGATCTCAACTTCGGGGTGTCGATCAACGCCGAAACCGGAATGCCTGAAGGTGGGCGCGTGTGCATTTGTGCGGCACGTACTGACGACTTCTGTATCTGCGATCTTGGGACGAACACCCAAGCTGACTCATGCCCACCGAACACAGAGCGCATGGGTTATTACAAGGACGCGAAGACTGGCCAATGGCTAGAGAATGGAATAGGGATGGGTTGGTGTCGTCAGTGTGGTGCCAAGATCCGATTTTGTAATTGTAACGAGAACGCCTCTGTGGTATGTTGTTCATGCGAAAAGTCTGAATCTAAATGGGCTGATTACTATCACTCCAAGTTGGTGGAAGCCCAAGAAAAAGGCTACCTGCCAGACGATTTCTCATTCTAAGAGAACGATTGAGGACAGGCATGGAGCGGAGCGAGGTTGCTCTGCATGTGCGTGTTATTTTTTTTAATTATGGAGCCAGAATTTCACATCACCCACGACGAAAAAGAACTAATCATTGAATGTCTGGAAGCGGACATCAAAGAGAAGACACCGCATGAAAACGATGATCCGATGTATGTCGCCTACGCAGAATGCAGGATTGATAACCTGAG